CTAGTAACCATACGACGGTCAGCCTCGTCCCTTAACATGTTTAAGGCCCGCACCTCCGAAAGAGATGCTCGTAACCCTAAACCCGTAGGTTCCTTCGCAAAGATCGGCGCATAATTCTTTCGAATCATACTTCGGTACCATCCGAGGTACGTCTCTAAAGCCCTCAACCGGAGTCTCAGCTTTAGATCCGCAACAAACTGGTTACCGCACCGACCGATGTCGACGAAACGTCCGCACGCCAGTAAACCGAATCTTACGACAGGTAGAAGCTCTACCCTGTCGCGCAGTGCCCAAAAGTAAGTGGAGTTCAACGAAAAGAAATTCCTGTCCACAAAGGTTTTTCCTGAAGATAACTCCAGGCCTAACGTTCCCACACCCGCCTTCCATCGATCGATCGTTTCCAATCGTCCACGGAAGACAATATCATCGCCGTTGATTTTCACCAACGTATCCGGAACCTCTTCACGGCTAACAAAATAGCGGAAGGCGACGTAGTTCTGGATACACAAGAGAGGAAAGGATAGCAAGCTACCCATGAGCTGACCCCTCTCATGCCGATGAGATTGTCCCTCAGAATCTAAGATTTCCGTCCTTAGAGATCTGAGAGCGAATTGTGGTAGCCAGGTTGGTAAACTCTGTGCTACATTTGCCCTCGCAAAGAAATTATGCAGGATCCTCTCTGCTACCGAAATAGGCAGATTGTCCGTCGCACTGGCATAATCCCCGGAACAAAAATAGGTCCCTCCTAAACGAAGGAACGCCCGAAATTTCGCAATGTCCGCGTCTCCCCGTAACAACCAGTCCTTTTTCGAAATAATATCGTAAAGAACCTTATGCAACGGCCAAAGAGACTGGTGAGACCCATCGTTTATGGTGATCCCACGTGCTTTCCCCCTAGCGCAAACAATTTGATATTGAACGCAAGGTCTCGCACCTAAACAACAGTAGAGACGAGCTCCACTGTCGCTCGAGTGCAAGTCGATCCACTCTTCTCGAGACCAAAGCCCCAATCCGAATGAACCTCCCTTACTTCTCGCACGCTCCCTACACGCTCCAAACGAGAGAGTATATGAATTAACATAACCCTCGTACGTCTTCTTCATGTAGGCTGCTGAAGTACCTTCGAATAAACGAAAGCACTCCGCATCAACGTGATCCATGTATTGATCCGGTAATACACGGTCTTCCGAGCTGAGAAGGTCGATAGTCTTCTCCTCAATACCGCCTTTCACGCAATTACAGGGGTCAGGCAGACACTTTTTCGTCGATATTAGTGACGCCGCAGCCACAAGCATATCTCTCTTACGCATAAACATACGACGTTTACCGAAGAAAGGTGTTTGCTTGCCCAGGGGCGTGCTTCTACGATATCCGGCTATTAAAGGGTGTTCATCACCTACATTAATAGCATCGAGCAGTCCTGAGGTAATATACTTAAATCGCTTAAGTAACGTACAACAGTCCCCCGATAGCGAGCACGACGCGTCGTTCTTAAGAACACGAGTAAATGTAGTTTCGTACAATTTATCGCATTCCCGTACTAGACGATACGTGACCAC